ATCGGGCAACTCACGTCCGTAGTCCTCATTGATGACAATCTCGAAGTACTGCGCTTCGGGATTCCATTCGTCATTGACTTTCTCGGGCTTGCCCTCGGGATTGAACACAGCCGTGAAGGTCATACCTGCCAACTTACCCGTGGAGAACTTCACCTCCAAATCGGTTCCGTCAATGCGATAGTCCTCCGAGAAATTGAAATCGCTTGTATGGATGCGATAAAACGTTTTTTCTGTGATTGTGCCGTCCTCTTCCTCCACCTTGTCCGTGTAGGTCTTAATATCCGTGATGGGTGTTTCGGTTCGAGGGTAGACCTCATCGAACACCACAATGGACTCCACCGCCTCTTCCTGCGTCATGCCCTCGTAGGCGTCCACATAAGGAACACCCTCGGGCAGCATCAGTCTTGTGACAACCACCCCATTGACCACCATACTGCTGTCAGCCTGGCGGTAGTTCGTGGGGATGTTCTTTGTGGAACCAAAAGCGTAGATACGTGTCGCATAGGTCGTCTTGGAGTCCGTGGAGGTCATGCTCTCCACGTTCTTCCCAATCTCGAAGTCCACAGCGGTACCCTTCTCGCAGCGTCCGAAATGGATGATGTTGTCCGTCACCCACCACTCGCAATCCCATGCCTCGGCAAGGCTCGTCAGAGCGTCAATGAGATTCGTATTGTCGAAGGACACCACTTGCGAAGTGTCCTCTACGGAAGAGTCTATCACATACGTGAAGTCCTTTCCGTTGTAGGTATAACCGAGTACGGAAAGATTCTTCAAGAAGAGAGTGAGAAAGGTGCCCAATGTAGAGGTCAGTGACCACGATGCCTCCTGCCCTCCGTAGTCGGGGGTGAACTTGAATATCTTGTTTTTCCATTTGAGGTAGTAAGCCTCCATCTTCAACTCATAATCCCAGCCACCGGTCTCCTGGTTGTAGGTGGGGTCTTGTTTCTCCGTCACCTCGAACAGCCCGTCCGAGGTTTTGGCACCCAGCGGGAAAAATACGGGTTCTTCAAGAGAGAACTTCAATATGATGTAGTCCTCGCCCATCAAGGAGAACTTGCGCTTGGAGCCTTCGTTCACCTCGGTGTCTAAAATGATGTTATCCTTGTATAAGATTTCCATAAAGATTCGTTTGCACAAACATACAAATTAATTTCCGATTTACAAAATCACGAGCGGTTCTTTGGATTCGGTTCGTCACATTTTAACGAAAGTTTCGCCAGCCCGTTGAGATACTGCGTGAATGAACTGCACGAGGTGTACATGAGGTGGTACACATCATCCTGCCACTTCGTTTTCAGCGTGAACGCACCCTTTTCCAACTCCTGGCAGAAAGACTGATAACGGTTCAGATACTCCGCTTTATTCTTTGCCGTGAGATTGAAGATGAGCGTCAAAGAACGCTCGTCCACCTTGGGATTATCGTTCAACACCCTCTTCCCATGTTCCAGCCGTGACTTGTTCTCGATATACGACTTCATGGCATTTGGTGCCATGAGCGTGGCAAGCGACTGGTCGGCAAGGCTCACTCCCCACGTAAGGTAAGCGTCCTTGCCATTTATCCAAAGTTCGTTTCTCATAAGTTATTCGTGTTGTTGATTATCTTATCCAATTTATCGTTAATATTCAACAGAGGCTTGGTGTACTTGGCGATGTCCTCCAAATGGGAGTTCGTAATCACGTTCTGCACCAATATGTCGTTCAGCGTGCCGTTGCGGTCTTGGTCGAGGGAGAAGATGCTCTCCAACAGCACCACACCCCTCACGGCTTGGTTGCGAATCTCTTCCCCGGCCACCTGGAGGGCAGTGAACCGTCCGTTGAGTTCCGATGCCGTGTCCTCGCTCATGCTTTCGTATGTCTTGGCCGATGCCGACTGCGAATAGGTCGAGTCATATCCGGTTATCTCGGCTATTTGGTCACGGATGGCAAGCCCTTTCTCGGCCAATGCGTCCCACTCCTTGGTGAGTTCGTCCATCTCGCTTTGCGTGAGTTCGTTGTCCGAATAGGCATAATCGGCCCACTTGTCGTAGAACGATTGTAACTCATCATCCATGAGGTCGGAAATCTTCGCATTGAGAATGGCTTGCATCAGATAGTCCTTGAAATCATCGGAGAAATCACTTGCTGACTTGTCCATATCCATCAGACTGTCAATGAAGGAGCTTCGCAGAGAGTCAAACGAGGTCTGCGTGAGCGATTCCTTCAACTCGTCCGAAATGTCCGACAAGGAACCGGCAAGGTCAGCAAACTGTTCCCAATACTCGGACTTGTCGTACTTACCTTGGTCGAGCATGAGATTCCACATATCCAAATTGTGGGTGCGTATGTAGTCCATCTCTTCGGGGGTGAGAGTGTAGATGTCCGACAAGGACTTCACCTTGCTCACTGCCGTTCCGTTGGCCTGCGCATACTCCGAGAGCGTTTGGTTAAGGTTTGCGTAGTCGCTGTCCGATAGGTTCCAATAGTATGCGTTGGAGTGATGCGAGCCGTGGTAGCCCATCTGCGTCATGAGAATCTGACGGGTGTTCTCTATCACCGCCTCCTGCGCTTGCATGGCTTCCGTAGCGGACGAGATAGCCTTGCTTCCCGAGGTCTTGGTAATCTCTTCACGTAACTTGTCCACCGAGTTGGCAAGTTGCTCGTTGCTCTTGGTCAAAGTATCGGTGACCTCTTGCACGTACTTGGCATTTGACCCGGACCAATTACCCAAAGCACCGAAGGAAAGGGTGGAAAGGATATTCCCCACACCCGACTTGACGGAGTTGAACACCGATGTCACTATCTTTCCATTAAGGGCCGTGTCGAGAATACCGTTCACCGCATTAAGTACGGTATCTATCAGATTAGAGAACAGATTCTCTATACCATTCGCAAGGAGGTCTAAGATTTCAAACGCCCCATCCAATATCTGACCTCCCAAAGGACCGCCCAGCACCTCGCCCAGCGTGCCTCCGATGGTCTTGGATAATACGTTAGCGACTTTCTGCGAGAAGTCCTTGTCGCCAAACACACCGGCAAGTTCCTTTACACCTTTCCATACACCACTCAAAGACCCGCTCTGCAAGTCCTTCAACCCGCTTGCGAGGTTATCCATGTTGTCCTTCACCCTTGTAGCCGCTGCGGTCATGCTGTCCTGCGCTGCTGTCACCTCGTCCTGCGACTGACTCACCTTGTCGCCCGATTCCACCATCTGACGGGTGAAATCATCCAGTTGCTCCTGGGTGATCTGACCGCTGGCGAACATCGCCAAAGCGTTCTTGTAAGCCTCGGTGGCCTTGGCAGCGTCCTCGCTGGCCTGCGCCAACTTCGCCTGCTTGTCCTTGTAGGTATTCACCGCATCACCCATATCCTTGAACATACCCTTCCACCCCGAAGAGGTCTGCTGCTCCAACTGCGTGATAAGGTCGTAGATTTTCTTTTGGTCGTCCGTCTCGGCCTGCCGGAACTCGTCAGACTGCGTGTAAGCCTTCAACTTATCCAATGTCGGTTTCAACGAATCTTGGAACATCGTACCAAACTCACCCAAAACCGACTTCCAATCTATATCCGCTGTGATGGCCGATACCTCTATGTTCTGCATCTTGCGGTCCAACTCCTTCTGCAAGGAAAGTTTCTCGCCCTCGGTGGTGGCCTTCTTGATCTTCTCGGCATACTCCTGGGCAATAGCCAACTTTTGCTGTTGGAAGGTGCCGTATTCCTTCAAGTAGTCCCGCATGGCTTGAAGTTCGCTCTGCTGTTCGTCCGTCACGGCTTTTTGCTTGATACGTTCCGCATTGTCAAGCGACTCCTGGAGTGCGGATGTCTGCTCGGTGGTAAGGCCCGTCACCATGGTATCGCCACTCGTGAACGACTCGCTCCCTCCGATACCCGCCTCCTTGTTCGCCTTGGCAAACTCCTTGGCTTTCTTCAACACCGTGGAGACTCTGTCATCGTAATCCTTCTCAATCTGCTTCAACACCTTTGCCGAGCCCTCTTCCATGAGGGCCAGTTCGTCCGACTGATTCGAGCGTTTCAACTCCAACAGTTTGTTGGCAATCTGCTCCTGCTTGTTTTCCTCCGTCTTGGCTTGGGAGGTCTCCTTTCTATTCATCATCGCCTCTTGACGGATAATCATGCGCTTCTCGGTCTCCCGCTGACCCTCCAAAGCGGTGAGTTCGGCCTGGTACTTTTCCTCGGCCTCGTAGTCCGCTTTGGAATTGGTCGAGAGGGCGTTGGTCTCCTGCTGGATGGCGAGTTGCTCCTTGGCAAACTCAATACGCTTCTCGTACTTCTGATTGATGAGTTCCTGCACGTCCGCAAGGGCCTTCTGTTTCTCCGTCCCTTGGGAGGAATAAATCTTGTTCCTTAATTCGGAAATTTTGTTGTCGAGTTTCGCTTCCTCGTTCTGCCACTTGCTTTTTTGGCGGTCGAGGTCGAACTGACGCTTGGCAAGTTTCGAGGTGGCCTTGGCCGCATCGTTCACACTGTTCACGTAGTTCTTCATCTTACCCGAGAGGTTATCCACTCCGGTGGCCGTTTTCATCACCTCATTGGTAAGGCCCTTGAAATCGTCACCGATGCTGCCCCATTCGCCCGTGAACACATCCTTCATGAGTTTACCGAGTGACACGAAGATACCGCCCAAACCCTCTATTCTGTTCACAAGGTTCTCCTTGATGATTTTCCAAAGTTCGTTCACGGCTTTCTTCGGGTCGGAGAAGGCTTGATAGATGGCCTTGCCCACCGTTATCACAATCTCCTTCAGTTGTGTCAGAATACCGCTGAAATAGCCGGTCACCTCACTCAATGCCCTTTCACCCTCTTCCGATGAATGGAGCCATGTATTCAGCGTCTGCAAGACCACGACTATGGCGGCTATGATGGCTCCGATGGGTGTGGCAATGAAAGCCTTGGCCGCACCCGTCATGCCCGTGATGCCCTTGATGGCAGACTGCGCCACGGGAGGCAGGTTGCCCAATATCTTGTTGAAGTTGTCCTGACCCCCCAAAAGTTTCACGAGTGTGGAATCCGCTTGCGTCATCTCTCCCTGCACTTGTGACCATGTGGCACTTGCATCCTTCTGTGCGGCCTGGAGGTTATAGAGTTCGTTGGTGGCCGACTGAAGGGCTATCGAGAAAGCCTCGTAGGTACCTTGCGCCTGCTGGATGGCTTGGTCCGAGGCATCCCCGCTGGCGGTGAGTTCGTCAAGAGCCTGCTTGGCCTGGTTCACGCTCTCCTGGAGCCGCTCACACGTGGCTTGCTGGCCCTCGATGGCACTTTGCAAGGAATAGAAATGCTCGCTCGCCTCGGCTGCCTTGTTCCCCAACTCCGTGCCGTAATGGGCCGCCAAAGAAGCCGCAGCGTCCTCGCAGGCTCGCAGCTCGTCCTCCTGCTGCTGGAGTTCCATGCGCAAGGATGCGAGGTCTGCGTCCGCGCCATCGAAGTCCGCTATCTGCCCTCGAAGGTCCGACACACTCTCCTTCAACGACTGCACATAATCGTAGTCCTCTTGCGAGGTGAAGAGTTTCGGAGCCTCGGTCATTCCTTGGGTAATATCCATCGCCCCCTCCAACGTGGAGAGGGAAGCCTTGTAACCCTCCACCTCTGTCACGAGGTCCTGGAGATTCTTCGACTGCTCGACAATATCCGCTGTGATGGCGTTGAACCCAGCCGTGTCACCGCTCTGAAAGGCTTGCTTGGCCTGCTCGTCATACGACTTGATTTTCTCCGAGAGGGAGTTGATGGAGTTCTCGCCCTCCTTGATGGCGGCTTGCAAGGCCCCTATCTTCTGCTCCACGGTCCCCATGTCGAAGGACGAACCCAAGCCCTCGATGGTCT